TTTAAACGGGCGGAAACAACCCGCCACGCTGCGCAGGCAGCTAAGGAGGCACTGACCCATGCTGAAAAATCTGATCCTCTCTGGAGCGATTCTCGTGTCCCTAGCGGGGTGCTCGACTCTATCCGGGCTCTTACCCGTCGTGGAGAAGCCAGTACCAATCCTCCCGCCGATTGAGTTACTCGGGGACTGCCCGGTCCCCGCCCTCAAGGGGGATACTAACGCGGACCTAGCTGAACTGGCTATCGACTCCCTGGAGTCCCTGCATGGGTGCAACGCGGACAAGGAGGGCATCCGTAAATTCTACGAGGAGCTTACCAATGCCAAGCCTAAGGGTTGACCCGAACTCGCACCTACGTAGGCTCCCTCTGTTCGGCGGGTTCAACTCGCTGATCCTGTCGCTTACACCACAGGCCCTTGACCTGCCGCTTCCGCTGCAGTTCGGTAGCCGGCTGGTGCTGTGGTACGACGCTAAGCGACTGAGCACCCTCACGCTTGACGACACTACCTTAGTCGCTATCGCTGACCGCAGCCCCAATGGGGATGGTGGCATTGGTATCCAGGAACCGCAGTTCGGCTCCACGGGGCTGCAGCCGTTCGGCATAACCTTTATGGTGACGTGAGATGGCGCTAAAATTCATTACTGACTTCTCGCAGTACTCAAGCACCCCAACTGCAGGCAGCTACTTCGTGTCTGGTAATGCTGGTATATCAGCCAGCACTGGCATCAGTGCGGACCTAGCTAGCTCTATTACAACGTCCGGGCTTCTCGGTGGGTTTACCGCTGCGTTCTTCCCAAGAAACAACACTACCCCGGCACCAGATTGCATAAGCAGGTTTAACATTCCGGTTCCGGGCCCTGTGGACTTTGTAGTTGGTATGCACGTCCAGCTTATTACCTTCAACATCTCGGACGAATTCCGAGTGTTTCTAGTAGGGGCTAACTTAGACTTTATGTCTACTGGAGTCATCCGCGCTAATGGGGCAGCCTTGTCCAACGCAGGCATTGACTTGTATCCCGGGAGACTATACTGGGTCGAGATTCTTTTCGGTGCGACAACCGCCTCAGTAGCGGTTAACGGGCTCGTTATAGGGTCGTACTCACAAGTTCGGCCTACAGCGCTGCACCTAACTACTGCCGTGACTATCAATACAGGGACAGTGAATCTCGCCTTACTGTCGTGTTGTGTATGGACGATAGATGGCACTTCTCTCTTAGGCGACTTCCCGCACGGCCCCGTGTTTCCGAGGACCACTGTCCCGGATGGGGACTCTACTCCCCTGAACTTCACGCCCAATGGCGGCGGGACGCACTTCAGCAAGGTCATAGGCGCGGACATCGATGGTGGGGCTGGGGTAGTGGCATCCGCTCCTGGAGAAGACCGGCTTACACTTAGCTCCCCCGGGGCGGTGAACCGTGTTCTCGGTGTAACCGGGTTCGCTGCGGTACGCTCCACAGCAGACGCTGGCGCTCTCAATCCTGCTACCGTAACCACAGGTGGTACAGCGGACCAGAGCTTCACTGCTGTGCCCATGGCAGGTAGGTCGTTGGTGTACCGCACAACTACAGCAGCCACTGGCTCACTGTCTAGCCCGAACACAGCAGAGCTATCTATGGTAGCGTCTTAACAGGAGAATACAATATGGCATTAGTTCATGCTGACGGTTTCGACAAGTACAGCGCGGGTGTAGCAGACACTGCTCGGATTGGAAGGCGCGGGACTAAAGTCGCGCTTTACTTTGAGTCCACTGGTTTCCCAGGCAACCAAGTGACTATAGTCGCCGGTGCTGGCAGGTTCGGCAATAACGCTGCCCGATTTGAGGCTGCGACTTCTGGGGGCGTGAACTACTCCGTAGAGTTTTCAGCAGCAGCGACAAAAATCCGTGCTGGTTTTTGGCTTAAACAGGGTGTAGGGGGTAGTTCATTAGGGTCAGTTGGGGCCGCATTCGGAGGCTTACCAGTCGAGCAGGACCTTACGCCTACGCACTTACTCGCTGTACAGTTAGTGACATTTAAGGTGTTCGTTGCTGGTGTACAGTTGACCACCCTCAGTAATGATCTATGGCGGTGGATAGAGATCGAGCACAACTCTGTTAATTCCACAGCTACTCTGTACATAGATGGCTTACTTATAGGTTCTGTTGGTGGGATTACTCGGACATCTAACTTCATTTCTGTTGGTGCATCGGGGATTGTTGGTTCAGCCTCTGTCTCTCTTATAGATGATATTGTGTGGTGGGATAATCTAGGGACGTCACTTAGCTCTTTCCCAATCGGCCCACAGCGGATTGCTACCTTGGTCCCGGATGCCCCAGGCACTACCACGCAGTTCGCTCCGGCCTCTGCAACAAACTGGCAGAGCCTTACTGGCTCGGGGGCGTTTGGCGGCACAGGCAACCTCGGTACGACCACGCCGCTGCTGGACTACGTCCGTGTCAGTGACTTACCGTGGGCCCCCTTCTCGGGCTCAGGTGCAGTCGCCTTCGTTGCGCTCACTGACGTAGGGCAGCCAGGGACCTCGCTCCGACCACGCCTCTCTTTGGGGGGCACGGAGTACATTGGCGATCCCATTGCAATTCCTGTGTTCCAGAGCGAGATTCACGCCACACCCACAAGCAGTGGGTCGTCCGCTGGATCAGCCCCGTCAATCTTGGACTTCAACAACGCCCAAGCCGGATACGAGATAGTCTAACATGGCCATTTCATTTGAGATCAGAGGGGCATGGGCTACCTTCGGGGAGGACGCCCGAAACGTAGACACCCCAGTAGTCACTATACAGGGGGCGTGGCTGGAGGCGGTGGCCTCTAATACTATCTTCGGCACACCCAGAATTACCGTACAGGGAGCGTGGCTGGAAGCAGTGGGCTCATCAGCTGGAAGTGCCCCCGGTATTAGCTGTAACCCCGGCACCGCGGATAACTTCACACTCTCCTTCACTGGGCAGATACATGATCGGGACTCCCGTATTGACTTCTTAGCTGACCAAGGCATTACCCGTAGAGTGTCCCTTATCCCGTTCAACGCTACGGACCACATCCTGGAGTACCAGTACGAGGGGCTGCTTATTCAGTCTAGTCCGCTCGCACTCCCGATTAACACCACGTTCGTGTGCCTGTTAACCGTAGACAACCCAACGGTTACCCTGCGGTTCAATGGGGCCACTATCACCACGTCTACTGTACTCGGTGCCCTGAACGACGCCACGTCTGTTCTGAATCTGCGTAGCATTCAGGGTATCCTGTTAAATGAGACCGCAGTCGTAAACTGGACCCTAGGCGAACTCGTGCTGGCTAAGAACCTGTCCTCTAACCAGCTTATCGACTTAGAGATTTGGCTAACTTGCCGCTGGCAGGGGGCTGGTCTGACTGAGGACGACAGGTACTGCTTGATCGAATTGTGAGGCGATATGAACAACCGTAACTTTTTCGGCACTACATTCCGTCCGCGGACAGAGAAGCTGTCCTTCCGGCAACCGGAGGGGCCGCACCTAGCCTCCTTGCCCCCGCAGAGAGTATGGAAGCTGGGCTTCGATGATGTCCGTGTCCGGGACTTACCCCTGCACTTTATTGGAGTACCTAATGGCATCTGAATTTACTGTGGGTGGGCGGGCCCCCACACTCGAGGAACAGGGTATCATCCTGACGGCCCTGGGTATTGACCCGCTTCAACTCGAGGGTGACCCCGGTCCTGCGGGTCCTGTGGGTCCCCCCGGACTTACTGGTCCAGCTGGTCCTCCTGGTCCGACAGGTGCTGCTGGCCCCACGGGGGCTGCAGGGGCCACCGGGCCTGCTGGTACTACAGGGGCTCAGGGCCCGCCGGGCCCGACTGGAGCTACTGGCCCTGCCGGAACTGCCGGTGCTACTGGTCCTACAGGAGCCCCGGGCCCTATGGGATCCGTGGGCCCGACTGGTCCTGCTGGAGCTACGGGTCCCGCCGGTGCAGCCGGAGCCACGGGTCCTGCCGGAGCTACTGGAGCGACAGGTCCTGCTGGGGCCGATGGCGCGGGTGCAGGCGTACCGCCCACTGATGGCGCGTTCCTCGTCGGGGACGGAACGGACTTTGTGGGGGAGGTAGGGGCAACTGCACGCACCAGTATTGGTCTCGGGACCGCTCATGCAGTGAGCTTTTCTGCGGTAAACTCATCCGGGGCGATTACGTGCGGTGATCCAGATGCAGTGGTGACGCAGCTTACTGTTCGGGGGGGATCAGGCGGCGCACCGATGTTTACACTAGATAGGACAGTCGGTTTACCTTCAACGTTCACGTTTATACTCTCGAGCAACGGATTAGTTTTTAATGATGTTACCTCCAGCCAGGCTATCTGCAGCCTGTTCGCTAATACCAGTATGAATGAGCTGTATATAGGAAATAAATTAGTCGGCGCTGTTAAAAACAGACCGGCGTTACTCTCATCTACTACACAGTCGTCAGCAGCCGGGGCTAATTTGCCGGGTAACGATCTAAATCTACAGGCAGCGGGCGGCACAGGCTCTGGGGTTCCGGGCGATATCATCATTAAAACCGCTACAGCATTGGCATCCGGCACTACAGCACAGACAGCTATTAATCGTGTGGTTGTCCGAGGCGGGTCCGGGAACATGGGTGTCGGCACTAGCACACCGGCCCGAAAGGTCGACGTTATTGGGGACATAGGCGCGACTACCGGGATTAGGGTTACAGGCGCAACTGGCACAGTCGGGTACACCACTGGGTCGGGTGGGGCTGTAACACAAGCCACTAGCAAGAGCACCGGGGTTACTCTCAACACCCCCGCAGGCACTGTCACGACTAATGCTGCTAGCCTAGCTGCCAGCACTGCTGTGACATTCACTGTTACGAACTCTCGGGTTTCAGCTACTGATTGCGTGTGCGTGTCTATCCGCGCAGCAGGGGCAACGGCCGGGGCGTACGATGTGACCGCTAGTGCAGTAGCTGCAGGGAGCTTCGCCGTAACCATCCGTAATATGACGGCTGGGGCCTTGGCAGAGACCCTGCAAATTAACTTCGTTACTCTTGCTGGCGCTGTGGCTTAGCCCCGTGCTTAACTTTACTGGAGGATGCGATGGCATCTGAATTCACTGTCGGTGGGAGAGCCCCGACGCCGGAGGAGCAGGATATAATCCTGACAGCCCTTGGCATTGACCCAATGCAGCTTGAGGGTGATCCTGGTCCCCCTGGCCCAGCAGGTCCGGCTGGTTCCTCGGGACCCGCAGGCGCTGCCGGTGCTGCTGGCCCAACTGGGGCCACTGGGGCTATTGGCCCTCAGGGGCCTGCAGGCACCCCTGGTGGTCCTCCAGGCCCGGCGGGTCCTGCTGGCCCCCAGGGACCCGTTGGCCCCACAGGTGCTACTGGCGCTACTGGCTCAGCCGGAGCTACTGGCCCGCAAGGTCTCCAGGGAGCCACTGGTCTTACTGGTGCCACTGGGCCAGCCGGTACTACGGGGGCCACAGGGGCCGCTGGCGCTACTGGTCCTGCGGGCCCTACGGGTGCTATGGGGCCTGCTGGTCCCGCTGGCCCAGCAGGGCCAATGGGTGCGACTGGTTCTGCTGGCGCTACCGGGCCCGCAGGGCCGGCTGGCCCTACTGGTGCGGCTGGTCCAGCAGGCGCTGACGGCGCTACAGGACCCGCAGGGGCTATGGGACCCGCTGGTGCTACAGGCCCCGCTGGGCCACAAGGTATCCAGGGTATCCAGGGGCCATCAGGGAGTGGGCTAACGTACTTCGGAGGGGGGATGCAGACGCTACTGACCCCCACTGGCGCAGGGGACGGCGGCGGCTTCGCCTCAAAGGGATCCATATGGACTCCGGACGTGAATGTCTCTGTAACTAAGATGGCTTGTGCCTTCACCCCGCTTGCAACAACGGACTCGTACCGCTTTGGTATCGCAGCGATCGATCAGAGCACCTCAGCTATCACCTCGATACTGTTTCAGACGGCCACTGTCGTGCAGAACACTACAGCACGTGTGCTCAAGACGTTTGATATTAACCCAGCCATTCAGTTAACTTCGGGGACTAAGTACCTGTTTTACGTCAGCTTCACTAACGCAGCCACTGGCCTGACAGCCGTCCGCGTAGTCGCCGCTGTATCGCCGGGCGTCGGTCCTAACCTATCTGGGCCGGGGCCAATAGCGTACAACTCCAACGCGCAGTACAACAGTGTGAACTTAGTAGCCGGAAACGTGTTCAGTAGCGCCGGGACCGCGGGGGGTTTCGTCATCGGGCCAGTCCGTGGTCACTTCCTCATTGACGATTATGAGGCCCTGTTCTAACCGCACATCTAACCAAAGGAATCTCTATGCTTAATCCGTTCAATATCAATGGCACTCCGCTCACCTCCCGTAACTTCTACGTTGCTACGGAGAGCGACACGGTCGACCTAGCTGTGCAGGGCTTCGCTATTTATGTACCCACTGGGGGTACAGTAGTGGCCCAGAACAGCGACGGCGTTGTTGTCACATTCGCAAACGTCCCTCTGGGTACAATCATCCCTATCCAGATTAAACGCCTTATGACGGCCACAGCGGCTGCCGGGGTCGTTATCCTGGCCTGACGTACCAGTGAAGCAATCCAGACGCTCTGGGGCAATCCTAGAGCTTCTGTGTGGCTTTCCTGCAGATTGTTGGCTAGCTTTTGAAAGTCAAAATTTCGGAACATTTTCTCGAGGTGTCCGCCTCCATCCAATCCCCACACTCCTTCCCCCATGCCCCCCCGTCTTACCCTGAACGCTCCACAATCGCCCACAGCGAACGATCGCACCTTGGGATGACCTAGGGTAGCCCCGGTATAGCCAACGCCTCACCACGGCCCTCCTGACGCGTTCTAGGGGCATACACAGGGGTAGCCCTCACCTACCCACCGCACTACCCACCGCACTACCCACCGCACTACCCACCGCGCTACTCACACGCGTGCCCGATCAATACCCGATCAATAACTTGCCCAGCCTAGTACCGCACTGCCTAGTACGAAGATACCAGAAAATAGTTCTTGACTTCTCCACTGGGTAGCCGATAATGACTCCATCAGCCGGGCACTCTGGCTGGTCCTAACCACCACTCTTAAGGAAACTACCATGTCCACATTCGCTCGTCTCGCTATCGTCCTCGCTGTTGTCGCTGGGGCACTCACCACATGCACGGTTGCTACTGTCATGGGGCAGGTGGCCGCTAAGCTGGCTGTCATCAGCGCGCATTAATTGCACTCGGGGAAACGTACGGTAACTCGTACGTACGCTTTTCCGGACGGCCGCTAATTGTTTTCCCTTGTATATACTGGCTGTACTCACACACACTGAAGGAACTATCATGTCACAATCCATCTACCACACCCGCCTCGAAACAATCCTGTCCCGTATTGAGGCTGACCCGTCAGTCTGGAATCAAGATAGCTGGCACTGTGGGACATCTCATTGCATCGCAGGCCACGCACAGATCGATGCTGGCCTGTCCCCTGACAACGTAACGGCCGCTGTCGACGGGGCCCAATGGTTAGGGTTGTCGCCGGCTGTAGCAAACTGGGCATTCTCGCAGGACCGTACTCTTGAGGAACTGGGTAGCCTCCGAGATTATTATCTCTCGGGCGAATATGACCCAGAAGGATTCGACAAGGATGGATTCGACGAGTACGGGTTCGACCGCATTGGATACGACGAGAGCGGGTTAGACGCCGCCGGATTCGATCAAGACGGGGTGCGGCACCTAGACTAACAACTGCCAGAAGCTGCTGGCTCATACTGTCCGATAACGACAGTATGCACAAGCGGCCTTCGCTTGGTTAACAAAGGAAATATCATGATCCACGAAACCGATAACGAAATCAGACTCCGTCGTGCCCAAGAGTACCTAGAGCATGCCCGGGAAGCTAACCAACGGGCAGCACAAGCCGCTTACGCAGCGACAGAGGATTTCAGGAAAGCGAAAGAAAGAGTAGAGGGGCTGTACTTAAAAGTGGAAGCAGAAGAAGTACAGCGCAGGAAAGCAACGTACAATCACTTCACTGGCTAAAGGAAATATCATGTACACAGTATTCGACGCCCGTACTGGCATTGCTCTCGCCGCTGTCCTTGGCACTGACCTAGACGAATCCCGTAAGCAATTTCACCGTGAGTTCGTTGGCTTAGAAGGCCGGCGTCTGTTCTTCATCGAAGGGGCTGCCCGTCTTGTCCGCCGGGACCGTAAGGTTGCCTATGCCCACGGTGCTGTGTCTTGGCCTAGCACCAACACTGTCCGTCGCTTGGCTAACGAATCTGGCCTGTGGTGCGCAGCAGAGTTCTGAAAGCCCCCTAGAACGCACCACGATTGTCTGTAGCAGCCTCTGAGGGGTGAGGGGCTACCCTTACCTACCCCAGGGCACGAAAGCCCGCCACAGGCAATCCTAGCGCGTTTTGCGCTTTAACGGAGAAATGCCATGAACGGTAATAGAAATCCGATCAGAAATATTATCCCGCCTTGCCCACCTCGGTATAGCCAAGGTAACCCAACCCTGTATCCGTTCACGGTTGCTGGGGTAGGGACTGGCGGGTACGTTGCCACGGACTTACGCAACGGAACGGAGGGAACCGTATTCAGCACGTACGCTGAGGCCGCAACGGAAGCGCTCTTGGTCCTGAGATTCGAACAGGGCGTATGGTCCTCAGTCTGCCGGGAGCACTCCCCGAAACCCTAACCCCTCCCGGATATGGCCAAGGTGACCCGATCCCGCCCTCATGGATGCCCCTAGAACGCTCTAGGATCGCCTACAGCAGCTTCTGGGGGTACGGGAGCCATCCTTACCTACCCCAGCCCATTTAAATCGCTCTACGGCCTTCCTGATCAGTTTAGCCTGTTTTTGCCTGTTTTGCCCAGTCGGACCTACCCGAACGTGTACACCAGATCGGGAAATGTCGACACGAGGATCGGGGAGAAGGCCCCTGACTGATTGAAGTTTAGTAATGGAAACCCTTAGATTAACACCAAGAGAACACCAATACCTTGTTACTTTGTTCAACAGAGTAACTGTAAGAGCTTGTTACTTTGCTCAGTAGAGTACCCCAAGAGAGTAATACTTGTTTCTCAGAGTAGTGCTACAGTGTTCTGTATCTGGTACTAAGATACCCTTCCAATGATCAGTTGCTTCATGTAATATTCAAGTCGTAGGTGCAGTGAACGAGAAGTATCGGATGTTAAACTCAAGACAACACAAGGAGCAAAAGCTATGTATCAACAAGCAAGTGACATGTACGAGAGCTATTCCGGTCGGAGTAGCAGGGGCAAGAAACCAAGCAAATTCGCAGTCGGGACGATGCACGATACGAGAAACGGACAATGTGAAATTATTGCCCGACTAGGCGGGAATCGGGTAATGGTCCGGTTTGTTGAGTCAGGGAACGAGCGCGAAGCCAACACCAGCAACCTCGGCATTGGGTACGTAGCCGACACGACTATCGTTGTTAGAAGGGGCTGTCAGCCCGGTCGGTTCGCAGTCGGCACCCGGCACAATACGCCGTACGGGATATGTGAAGTTATTCAGCACCTGGGTGGACAACGGGTCATGATACGGTTCGACAACACGGGGAGCGAACGGGAAGTACAAACCAACAACCTTGGCTACGGTCTGGTAGCTGACCTAATCCGCAACGAGCCTGACGAATCTACGATCAAGCGTAGCCTAGCTAAGCTATTCCCGAACGGTAAATGGGCCAAGGAACTGGCAGGGTAGTACGAAGATACCATAGACGAAGTTAGGCAGCGGGATTAAGATTCTCCCAACTGCTCCGATAACAGATTCACTGGGCAGCCTAACCGCCAGTGCCCCTAGAAAGCCCTGTAAGGGGTCGCCACGGGGCGCACAGGACACAGGAGCTACCCTTACCTACCCTGACCTGTTTTAATCGCTCTACGTCGATCCTGACGAGTTTAACGAAACGGAGATTATCATGCCCGGTACTGACCATTCGCATTATAGCCATGCCATGGCCCCCAAGCAGCTATGGGCCAAGGCCACCCAAGCCACTCAGTTCCTGCTGGACCACCCACCGAGCAAGCCCGATAACCTTGTGCTGGTGTACAGGGGGCTCAGCGGAGTAGCAGGGGCCACGGCGGTCTCCCTAGCGTATCACCAGCTTACGGGGAAGGCGCTGGCTATGCTGTACGTCAGGAAGCGCGGGGAGAAGTCGCACTCAGGGACGGTGATCGAGGTGGTCAGCACGGTAAGCCGCCCGGGTGGCAACACGAAGCGGTTTCACCCAGTCTTCGTGGACGATCTGATCGACACGGGGTCGACACGGCGAGATTGCCTCTGGGCGTTCCTTGATTACTTCCGGGCCATGACGCCGGTCTCGCAGGAAATTCAAGTGACTAGCCTGCTGCTGGGTGGGGCGGATTACAACACGGATTTCAGAACGGGAGGGGTATCGCTTAGCGACACGTGGTAGCGGGGGTACGAAGATACCATTGCGGGGTGTTCCAAAATACCCCAGAATGGTTTCAAGGCGGCAACGGTCTTACGGTTGCAGGGGCGCGAGTGGTCATGCCTCTAGAGTGCTCGGTCAGAGAGTATCAAGTACCCACGCGGGGCGTCCTACGGCGCACCCGGCCCCGGTATCCAACCCAGGGGTCAAGAGAACTGTAGGACTATCAAGGATGCAGATTGATTCCAGTCTGCCTTTTGAGAGGAAGCGAAATGAATACACCAAGCACGGTCGACAAAACCAAAATTGAGGACAAGGGCCGAACGTTTCGGCTCGTGGACACGAGGGCCGGATTCACCTGTGAAGGATGCATGTTCGCCCGTGAGACCCCGGATTCGGTGAACAAACTGTGCGGCACGTACGAGTGCGTTGTAGCCGGTCAGCCGTACCAGTGGATAGAGGACAAAGGAGAAGCACATGGAACTTAAAGAGGGTAGCACTTTTGTGACACAGCGTGGGGACAGTGGGCGGGTCATCGCAATCGACCGTCAGTCAGACAGCCACCCAGTTGTGACGCTGGTTTCTTATGACTTCGGGCTACGGGCTACGGTGCTTTACACGGCGGACGGGAAGTACTACGCTGACGGGCGCACTAGTCGCGCCGATATCGCGTACTCGCCGGACCTCCCTAACAACCTGACCACACAAGGATAAACACCATGAGACGCTATCACTACGAAGCCTGCCTAGACAACGGCAAGATTATCCCTTTCGACACCGTGGCTGATTCAGAGCCCGAGGCCAATGTAGGAGCCTTCCAACACTTTCGGGCCGTGGGCGTTACGGACATGAACGCCCGGGCGGTTGACTTAATCCGCACGACCCGTGCTTATCTAGGAGACGAATAATGTTCCTCACAATTTTCTTTCTGCTGGCCTCTGGACAGGAGTACCAATTCACTTTCCCCGCCGATGCGGAGTTCGGGGGCATCAAGCCAGAGAGCCGGTGCTACGAGGCGGCTCAAGTTATGGCCCTGAGTGGGCTTCTGGACCGCGCCAAAGTACCGGCCGGGGCGCCGTTCCGCTGCACCGAGACGCATCTTATGTGACCGCTTACTTGTTCCCGTACAAGTCTCCAATCCAAGCCCCTCACGGGGGCTTTGGTGGGCGTCTTGCCCTGCACAGAGGTAATGCAAAATGAACACGATCAACACCACCAAAGCGCCGCGCTTCACGGCTATCTTCGTCAACGGCACGTACGCCGTCCGGGATTCTGTTGGCTTCACGCACAGGGCTACTCGGGGCGCTGGGCAGGCGGAAGCGCTGGCCCGGGTATGCAACGCGGCTGGGCGGTTCACTTTCGGGGGCACGGGCGGGGCCAAAGGTGGCCGTAATGACAACCGGTAAATCGCCTGCTTGGTTCACCGCAGCGGCGGAGGCGCTAATGCCCGGCTGCAGCTACCGGGAATCCCCGCCCGTGGTCGTCAGCCGCTCTGATGATGGCTTGCGGTGGTTCCGGTACGACTACCGCGACCCAGACGCAGCTAGCTGCCACCGCCCGCAGCTGAGCACGGCAGCCCGGCTGCAACTCCTGTCCGAGCGCAAGACCGCGCAGACCGCGGCGCTGCGTAGCCCACACCTACCCGAGGGCTTGGACCCCTTTAATCCGCGGTTCTCCACGGCGGCTCGCGTTTGGTTACTGAAGGCTGGCTTCCATGCGGAGCGGGCGGCGGAGCTCGGGATACTTTATCACCCCAAGATGGATCGGGTGATCCTGCCATTCACCACCCTAAGCGGCGTCAATAGCTGGACGGCGCGGCGTATGGGTGACGCGGGGCCTAAGTACTTCGGGCCTAGCACGCGTGGCCTTGGTCCTGCGGTCATGGGCTCACGGACTTGGGTCACGGACAAGGTACTGGTGACAGAGGACTTGCTGTCCGCGTGGCACGTGCACGAGCACACCGGGCTTACTACCGTGTGCGCCTTGGGTGTCTCGCTGTCAGTGCTTAACTTAGCGCACTTGCAGCACGCCGGGATGAAGCGCCTGTACGTTTGGCTCGATCCGGACGCGGCTGGGCAGCGCGGGGCCACTTACATTCGGAGGCTAGCCGAACGGCTGGACATCGGAGTGCGGATCATCGGCCGGCACACCGTGGACCCGAAGTACATCCCAGCGGGCGAGATCGGAGGGTACATTGAACCTTGACATATCCGTGCTCCGCCTGATGAAAACGCGGGCGGCGTTTGAGCGGTACAGGGGGCTTATACCGGGGGGAGTTCTATCCCCAGAGACCACGGCTTTTATCCGGCACTTCGGTGGTTTCTTCACTGAGGTTGACACTGACTCCATAACCTACGACGCATTCTGGCCGTACCTGTCCAGCAAGTATCCTAACTGGACAGACGATCAGCGGACTACGTGGCAAGCGCTGCTACTTCCCGTGGACGGGGATAACCCACCGGGATACGATCACATCGTGGTGCGCAACCTACTGACCACGGAGCTCTCTGGCAAGGTGCTAAGGGCGGTCGAGGGCTGGGAGTCGGGCGAAGAGGTGGAGCTGTCAGCCGCCTTGCGCACTATGGTAGAGAAATTCGACAGCGAATCCGAACGTCGCATTAAGTCGGATTTAGTTACGCTACCGTGGGACCAGATGCTCGCAGAGGCAGAGGACGAGAGCGGGCTAACCCTCGGAATCCCGTGCCTTGACCAGTGCATGAAGCCCCTTACTCCGGGGGCGTTCGGCATAATCGCCATGCGCCCGGACCGCGGCAAGACCTCACTGTGCGGGGTTGTCGCAGCCTCTTTCGCCCGGCAGATGCACGCCGCAGGTGAGACGCGCCCAGTAATGTGGCTGAACAACGAGGGTCCGGGTAGCCGCATCCTTGGGCGCATCCGGCAGGCTGTTCTGCAGAAGACGCTGAGTGAGCTGCACAGAGATGGCTCAGCCGCGGCGGAGCGTGAGTACGTGGCCCGCGGCGGGAACTTGATTCAGGTGCGGGATATTCACCTGTGGCGCTCGTTCGAGGTCGAGGATTTGATTAGCCGAGTCAACCCAGCAGTCGTATTCTGGGACATGATAGACAACATACAGTTTTCGGGCACTACGGTCAACGGCGGGGAGCGGACGGATCAGTTCCTTGAGTCCATGTACCAATGGGCGCGGTCGCTGTGCGTCAAGTACGAGATGATCGGTATCGCCACGTCGCAGTTGTCTGGTGACGCGGAGGGCCTGCACTACCCTGAACAGAAGCAGCTTAAGGATTCCAAGTCCGGGAAGCAAGGGGCATGTGACTTCATCATCACTGGCGGGTACGATGACGAGACCCCGAGCCTGCGGTACATAGGCTGCACCAAAAACAAACTGAAGCGTGAGGGTGCACCTGCATCCCCACGGGCTGTGGTCAAGTTCGACTCCGACCGCTGCATGTTCAACGAACCTAAGATGGAGTAACCAATATGGACACAGATATGACCGAAGACCAATGCAAAGCAGAGCTTAGCATCGCACTTACATTGTTCTCGTACTGCCGGCAGCTACTGCGGTACAGCGGAGTTGATCCCGTCAAGGCGTCATACGCTTACGACGGCATCAATGAAACTGTGGGTGTGTGGATTAAGCACATGGAAGATAGTGCATAAGAACCAGTACTTTATTGCACCTCTCTGTTACGGAGACCCAACAATGGAGGCATTATGCAAGGAAGCATAACTTTCGACGTGGAGACAACGATCCACACGCTGCACAAGAACAAGGCGTCCCCGTGGCATCCGGACAACTTCATTGTTGCGGCCGCGGCTGCGCATGACGGGGTGCTACTGCCCTCCCAGACCATCTGGGCCGGGAGCAAAGAGAAGAGCACGCAGTCCTTTGGTGCCTGGCTTGCCTTTTTACTTGAGAAGTACAGCCCTGAGTATCTGGTCGGGTTTAATATCGGCTTCGATCTCCTGTGGATGCTGCAGCACCCACGCAACTACAGCGCATACAAGCAGTGGGTGGCGGACGGCGGGAAGCTGTGGGACTGCCAGCTTGCGGAGTACCGGCTACGTGGCATGGGGCAGGAGCAGCACATGCTGTCCCTCAACGAGGTCGCGCTGCGGTACGGCGGCGGTGTGAAGATCGACGAGGTCGCTCTCATGTGGGCGCAGGGAGTTGACACGCACCTGATCCTTAAGGACATGCTGCTGCGGTATCTCGCTGGCGACGTGGCCTCGGGCTACGACGGGGACATACAGAACACTCACCGGGTGTTCGCGGGGCAGCACAGACAAGCCAGCCAGACGCAGTACGGCGCACGCAACATGGACCTACAGATGGGTGCGTTAATCGCCACCATCGAGATGAAGCGCAATGGCCTGATGGTCGACACGGACCTCGCTGAGGAGCACCGCGAGCTGCTGCTGCAGCGTATCGCTAGGTTGCAGGAGTCCATGAAGAGTCATATCCCGGCGAACTTACCGCCTGAGGTGACCTTCACTTGGACTAACCGCTACCACCTGTCACCCCTGCTGTTCGGGGGCAGCATCAAGTACAAGGCTCGGGCCTCTGTGCTGGACGACGACGGTAAGCAGACGTACGCCACCAAGGAGGTCACGACTGAGACGGGCGAGGTGTACAAGTCCGGGAAGAATGTTGGTCTGCCTAAGACCCGCAAGGAACGAGTCCCTGATCTGGACAAGCCCAAGACTCGCATAACCGAGTTCGAGTTCTCTCTGCCCGGCCTTATTCAGCCGCTACCGGGGACCTCGCCGGATGACACGGGGCTGTACTCGGTGTCCTCTGGGGCCATTGAGTCCATTGCCCTGCGGTACGCGGCGCAGGTCCCGTTCGTCGGGGCGCTGGCTTCAGTGGCCACCCTGAGCAAGGACCTCAAGACGTACTACTACACCACGGTGGTGGACCCAGTGACCGCAGAGGAGCGACGCGATAAGGGGATGCTTACTCTGGTGGGGGACGACGGTATCGTGCATCACAGCATATCGCACGTCTCCACTGTAACCGGGCGGCTGTCGCACTCTAATCCGAACACCGGCAACTTACCGCGTGCGGAGGGTGGCCCAGACAGCAGCCGGGTCAAGGAGCTATTCGTTAGTCGGTTCAAGAACGGCGTCATAGCTTCCTCGGACTTCTCCGCGCTGGAGGTGTACTGCCAGCAGTGGCTCACCGGGGACAAGCAGCTGTTAGAAGACCTTACTGCTGGCATGGATATGCATTGCGCCAGACTTTCTGTTGTGACCGGCAAGCCATACGAAGAAGTGCTACGGCTGTGCAAGGGGGACAAGGACCACCCGCCAGTTAAGGAGTGGAAAAACAATCGTACAAACATAAAATCTTTCAGTTTTCAGAGGGCTTACGGAGCTGGCGTGTCGGCTATTGCCTTGTCCCTGGGCTTGCCCGAGGACGAGGTGCAGAAGTTCGTTGACGCGGACGAGTCCCGGTACCCACAGATTACCCCGTGGCAGCAAGGCACTATCCAGAGCATCAAGAACGCGGCGGTGGCAACGGGGCGCTTCACCATGCACCCTGTCCTTAAGCGCCCGGTAGAGATTCACTCGTCGGATGTGCGCAGCCCAGTGGACGGGACCCTCTTCCATTTTGAGAGCGGTCCATCCCCTGAGTTCTTAGCCCGCAAGGGGCAGCTTGGCTCGTTCTCTCCCACCGAGGCGAAGAACTACTTCGTGCAGGGGCTAGGCGGAGAGGTGATGAAGGCAGCCCTGACCCTCATGGTGCGGTACCTGTACCGTCGCCCGGACCTGACGGACCACATCAAGCTAGTGCTCACCGTGCACGACGCTGGGTACATCGATGTGGCCCCAGAAAAAACGCAGATCGGCATCCCTGTACTTCACGCGTGCATGACTGTAGCAGCGGAGTACCTGTTTGCGCTGTACGGCAAGACAGTCCCTGTGCCCGTCCCTGCTGAGACGCACTTCGGTGCTAGCATGGCTGACGAATCTAACCACATGAACGCGGACCTGCTTGAGCGTGCCAAGCTGCACGCCAACTGGATGCGAGAGCACTACTTCCCATGAGCCCAGAACAAGCGAAGTCCTTATTCGACGAGAGCAGGCACATCTGTGCCCCGCCTCAGTTTCAATACGAGACGGACCACGGTACTGTAATCATCAAGCGCCCATTCGGGGAAGTCCCAATGGCTTTATTTATCGAGGCCGACGAGGGGGTGCGCACCGCTACCAAGTTATTCGAGGCGGCACTCGCAGAAGTTTACCGAGCCAGTAATATAATCTACGAAGAGTGCGGGATTCCGGGGCCAACTGAGGAACACAGGTTGCCGGAGTACCATCGGGCGCAGATCAGCCGTCTATGGCAGAAGGTCTGGGACTCAGAGCGACTCGTAGCTGTTATCTCTCGCCGTGATGCAGGCTGGAAAGTCAGCATGGCACGGTGGCCCCTTACCCACGCAGTTTAATCTTTTAGGAGCAACACACAATGGCAGATTATCTCAGCAAACTTAAAGAGAACCTCGCTAAGACCGGCCCGAACCTGACTATCGCCACCAGCGGCGGTGCTGACTCAGCCCCGGCTGCGTTGGGTGCTACCCGCGCCCGGCTGGTATCGTACGTCGAAGTGGGCCACCAGAAGAGTTCATTCCAGGGGCAGGAGAAGATCAAGCCCACTGCTTTCCTGCAGTTTGAGCTGTCTGGTCCGAAGCACCCGCCGCGTGTTGGGGAGAATGGCACGCAGTACCCGACGATTATCACCGTCAAGATGGCTGTCGGCCTGCACCCCAAGAACGGATACTACAAGCTGTTTAACCTGCTGAACACCACCAGTGGTGGCGGGAAGACGCACTTCGCTGAGCTGGTTGGCCTCGCGTGGGCGGCTAAGGTGACGCACCGCAAGTACACCAACGCGGCCGGCGAAGAGAAGATCGCAGCTAACCTGCGGGAGGATGCGTGGAGCTTCAGCCCGCTTACGTTCGAGGACCCCGAGAGTGGCGAGCTGCGCACCCTGCGTGCTGGCCCGCAAATCTCGGCGTCACGAGTGTTCGTTTGGGACTTCGCGGACGCTGGGCAATGGGAGTCTCTGCACATCCCCGGCACGTTCGAGGACGGCAGCAGCAAGAACCGGTTCCAGAACGCTATCCGCGAGGCCAGTAACTTCTCGGGCTCACTCGCTGAGGCCATTACTCTGAGCCTCTCTGAGCCCGGTGCGGTTGCCCCTGCGGACAGCGACGCGGCCCCCGAGGCGGACGAGTTCGACGACTTCGAACCCCCTGCCCCCTTGCCCGCTAAGGCCAAGGCAGCAGTGGACCCCCTCGAATGACCATCACCGTCTGGGCAGTGGCTTCAGCTATCCTCAATGACATGGACAGCAGCCCAGACCCCTGTTTCTTCTCGACAGAGGCCGGGGCGAAGCTGTACGCCGAAGAGACTTACGCTGACCGCTTTTACATTATGGACTTCGACACGGGGGCCGAGCTCCCCGAGCGTATATACACAGAGGAAGACTGGGGGCCACCGTGTTAGATACAGCCGCGCTTTCTAAGCGCATGAGCGTGCACCCACTGGGCAACGCTGGGGCCACCCTGCATGTCGACGCTGACGTTGCGGCTTACGTGTACTGCGGGGGTGACGAGACTACCTTGGTCGCAGCCAAGGGTAATCTGGCGGATGCCGTGGCGACCATGGCCGCGGCCCTCCGAGTTGACAGGGTACTGATGCACCTGACATCCGCGGGCTCGGACAAGGGCAGTCGATACGAGATGGCGTTCACCAAGCCTTATCAGGGGCAGCGCAGGGGTGGCAGCAAGCCTCGTCTGTACGCCCCTCTGCGGGCTTGGCTGGTGTCCGAGCCCACGCTGTGCCCGAACATGCAGTACAGCATAACGACCCACGCTGAGGCGGATGACACTATAGGCTGCGGCGCATTGGCTGACTTAGGGGCCGGCCGCACCCCGTACATCCTGACCAAGGACAAGGACCTACGGATGATCCCGGGGGTGCATGTCAACTGGGACACGGGAACGCGGGTCACCTTAGGGCCGGACGTCTTCAGTCTAGTGCACGGGACCAAGACGTACGGCACGGTCTTCTTCTGGGAGCAGATGCTGTCCGGGGATACGGTCGATAACATACGGGGCATCCCCGGCATAGGCCAAGAGAGGGCGGTGGGCATCCTCAAGCATGTTGGTATGGACAGCACAGCCTTTAGCACCGTGCTCGATCAGTACCGACAGAAGTTCGGGGATGCTGCGACCTCCTTGTTCTGTGAGTCAGCGGCCCTCTTATGGATACGCCGGCGTGAGGCAAGCAACCGGTTCGACTTCCTCAGCTGGCTGCGTAATGTGGACGGCATCTGTCCCGAGGACTTCAATGACGTTCTCGGAGAATACGCGAGGCTTTATGGCAAATCCAAGACGCTTAACGGCTAAGCAACTGACTGAGTGGCGCACTCGTACTGCGGCCGAGCAGAAGCTACTGTGTGCCCTGTGCGGCGAGCCGTTCAGTGTGGCTAACCCGGCGGTGGCTGACCACGACCACGTCAGTGGGGTACTCCGGGCGGTCCTGCACCGGGGCTGCAACTCAATGCTAGGCGTACTAGAGAACGGCCGCGCTCGGTACCAACTACGGTCTGACGTGCGATTCGCCAAGTTCCTGTCGTCCATTCAACAGTACCTGTGGCGGCAGTACGGGGATGACCAGCCGCTGTATCCGACGTTCCGCACTACCGAAGAAAAGAAAGCTTTAACTAAGCGTCGGTCTATTAAACGAAAGGTGAATAACATTGAATAAGCAAAAGCCCCCTGGCCTCAGGATACTGGTTATCCCCGACGCACACGCACGGCCAGATCACCACAATGACCGCTTCACCGCGCTCGGTAACTTCATTGTGGACAAGAAGCCTGACCATGTTGTGAGCATCGGGGACTGGGCTGACATGGCCAGCCTGTGCCACTACGACAAGGGCACTGTGTCGGCAGAGGGTCGGCGGTACGTTGATGACATCGACTCAGCGAACGACGCCCTTAAGCGTACTATGGACATCGTTAATGCTCACCATCGCAAGACTCGGAGAGTCAAGCCGGAGTTTCATATCACGGCCGGCAACCACTGTCTTTTACAATCGCATAACGTTCTCACTAAGGCGGGCTGGAAGTTCCACACAGAGGTGGAAGTGGGGGACGAAGTGCTCACCCGGAACGCTGACGGCACGGCGGAGTGGAATCCCATTCTTGACAAGTTCGAGAAGGAGGTAGATGAGCCTATCTACATGTACGACAGCCAGACAGTTTCGCTGGCGTGCACCCAGCCCCACCGGGTTCTGTACCAGACCTCAAGTGGGAAAGAGACTTACAAGCCCGCCGGGGATATGCCTGACACCTTCGACATAATTTGTTCAGCTACGGCCATGGGCAAACGCGTAGAGTTTTCTGACGACGAGTTGCGGCTTGCTGCTATTCTGTGCACAGACAGCCATCACACCAAGCTTGGTGGATTTGTGCTGTACCAGAGTGGGGAGAAGGCGACGGTCATCAAGAAGCTTCTTGATGACCTCGGGGTGCTATACACGCACCACGTTCGGGACAGGGCTCCGAAGGAGATATGCGGGGTGGCCCTCAAGTCGCATAAAATCGCGCATGAGTTTCATGTAGGTGTTGCGCAAGGTGGCCGTGCAATCTGTGCGCGGCTCGGCGTATTGAGCAATCTCAGACTCCCCGAATGGGCCATGGAACTTCCGCAAGATCAATGGGAAGTTTTCAAGGACATGCTAATCTTCTGCGACGGGACTACGTACAAAGGTGGGCGGGGGCTATGCATGTTTTACGGCAAGAAGGAGATATGCGAAGACTTCATGGGGGCAGCTGTAGCTCATAACGCTAGGGCATCTCTGCGAGAATACCGTCCGGGCCATTGGCGCGTAAATTATGCTTCGGGCCACCACAAATCTAGAGTTACTGGTTTTCAATCTAGCCTCGTCCCATATACAGGGACCGTGTGGTGTATCTCGGTTCGCAACACCAACTTCTTCACCCGGCTTAACGGCAATGTCCATGTTACAGGAAACTGCAACCGCATTGACAGAGCTGCCCAGGCAGACCCGGCCATGTTCGGGAAGCTGTCGATGGATGACTTGCACTTTAAAAAGTATGGGTGGAACGTCGTTCCGTTCCTTACGCCCTTGACGCTCGGTGGAGTTTCATTCCAACACTATTATACCTCAGGTACAATGGGCCGACCGATAGGGGGCCAGAACCACGCTCGCTCTCTGGTCACTAAGAACTTCCAGTCATGCGTGTGTGGGCACAGCCACAGCAGGGACTTCTACGAAGATACTCGGGCCGACGGCACGAAAGTAATGGGCCTAGTTGTTGGGCACTACGATGACGGGGTGTCGCACTATACCACTGAGATGAGGCGCTGGTGGTCGGGGCTAGTCATGCTGCACGAGGTGCACGACGGCAGCTTCGAGCCAGCGTTCTACTCAATCGATTATGTTAAGCGGAAATATCTATAGGGGGGATCATGGCTGAATACGACGAGAAGCTTAGTACCTCGGAGTCCATCCGGGAGCGTAAGGGTACGGGTAAGCCGAAGCTGGCGAGCGAGCTACTGGCTAAGTTCCCCAGGGCGTGCGCCGCAGTGGCGGAGTGCTCTAGCTTCGGGGCGCAGAAGTACGGCCTGCAACCTATGGACACTGGATACAAGACCGTGCCTAGTGCCGAGGTCGCGTACTCCGACGCCGCAGTCCGGCACATTACTGCGTACCTGTCTGGGCAGCAGCTGGATAGCGAGTCCGGTAGGCCGCACCTCGCACACGCTGCGTGGAGCGTACTCGCGGCGCTTGAAGTTCACCTGGAGAAATGAGCTATGTCTGAGAATGTCAAACCTAAAGTGTATGTGATTGGCTCGCTCCGCAGCGACCGCGCGTCTAGCCTAGCTAACTACCTGCGGGAGCGGATTGCGGATGTGGAGTTCTTCGACGACTGGCAGGCTGCTGGGCCAGGGGCCGATGACTCATGGCGTGACTACGAGCGGACTAAAGGTCGCACCTTCAAAGAGGCCCTCGCCGGGCACGCTGCTAAACATGTGTTCGGGTTCGATAAGGCGCACCTGGATTCGAGCGACGCCTGCATCCTCTGTCTTCCAGCCGGAAAGAGTGCGCACCTAGAGGCTGGCTACATGATCGGTAAGGGCGTCCCGACTTACATCTTCCTGGACGATACGGTTGACCGCTGGGACATAATGTATCAGTTCGCAAACGACTTCGACTCCGACCCCGGAGAGGTAGTACGGTGGGTCTGTGAAGTCCTTGGTGTCCAGTACGATTCCCCGTATGACGCAGGCTGAGCGTGAGCTAAAGCTACTCCGC